TGGCAAGCTAATTGGTCTTGTGGTTGGGTGTTTGGTATGCTGAGAAATGATTTTGTCTATGCTATCAGTGTTCAATAGGTCAAAAGACGGTCTGGTCATATCCCAAGCCCGATCATACAGATTTTTCATACTGTTGATATTGGATAGGATTCCACCATCGCTTTTTGAAATTGATTCCTGAGCATAAGCACTATCATGTTCCTTGCAGGATGCATCAAAATCATCGACAGCAGGTACATCTGACAGTACTGATTGTTGTAATTTCCCAGCAGACCAATAAGGCCCACAATAATTTCCATGAAACATGTTATGACGTAATATGCAAATAAATTTTTTATGTATAGTATGTTCTTGTTTTTAAATTCTATATACATGTAATATGCAATATGTAATATAGATATATGTATTATACATTTACACACCCGCGATGGCTAGCACGTTAGCCATCGACCTTGATTAATTCATCAATTATTTGACCATCATACAGATTATATTGTAATGACAGTCGTTTTATTGATTGACAGATTGCCTCATAGCTACACCCTGTATAGCGGTTTTCGAAAAAAGCAATAGTTTCAGGCGTTATTCTATGTGCTGCAGTACAATGTGTGGTATATGGGTTCAATAAGCTAACTGTAGCATCTTTGAGGTCATATAGCTCCAAGTACTGAGCAACACCTGGTACAAAGTGTGCATCTTTTTCAATGCCCTTCATGTATCCTTTAAATTCTTGCTCCGATAGTTTCGTTATTCCACAGCCCAACTTTGGTAGCATTCTACCTGGTTTTGGACCGAGTACTATACCGGTGTCTGTAGGCCAAAACAACTTCGAACAAAAATCTACTTCATATAAATTTCTAGCTATCACTGGTTTTGCTGTGAAGCCGTACTTCAAATAAGAGTCTCGTATTTGTTCTACTCCTAGGTTGTTTTTCTTAACCAAGTCTGTCAACACCTTCATAGAAACCATGCCGTTTATGACAGTGTTTCCACAAGATGTGTTTGGGTCTCCTGATTTTCTCCCCCCTGGAGCTGAATATTGTATACCATGTCTTGTATAACCAAAAGTGCTAAGCTGGGCAGTTAAAACCTCCCTAGCCTCTCCTTTTATGCCACACTTGTCATAGATACTCTGTTCAAATTCAAGGGCTGGTACTCCTATCGTAGTATCAAACCGGGAAAAATCGTTGCTTATGAAGTATGTGTTGTTACCATCTCTAACAACAGCGAGCAGGTCATCACCTAGAACTGCTAACCACACTCCAAAGTGGAATCCGTTATCCAAAATGTTTTGCATCCATTGGCCAATTTGTTCGTTACTATATCCACTAGCGTATAATATACTATACTCCTTGGTTATAGGTCCATCTAATGACCATTGGGAAGCTAAAAACTTTGAAAATCGTTTCATTTCGGGCCCTAAAGCCACGTTGCATCGTGCTCCGATTCCTTGTATCAACCTAGGGTCGAAAGGTTCCAGACCATTTATGTTTGATTTTAGTACTTTCTCACGTTTAACAAAGCTTTTGCGGGTAAAATCTTTGTTCGTCAGAGGGTTTTCCTGTAAATCTTTCAATGCTTTTTCGTGTTGTTGCCTTCGAGCAGCGGGGAAACTACGGTTCCAAGACTTAAATGTCACTATATCTGTCTGTTCATATAGCGAGGTATCTAAGTACTCAGAGACGTTGATAGTGTCAAATATATTTTCTTCAGCAATAGGTACTTTGTTGATGCATCTATTGCGTATTGCTATTTCTTCATTTTGTATATTACTTGACGCTACTATAGGAATACTACTACTGAATATCGGTCCTTGTACATAAAGAGCTTCCTCCCTATCATTGGAGGTTTTGTAGTCAGGGACTTTGATTGATGTGTCGGATCTTTGTTCTTTGAACTCAGTATCGACTGTAGTAGATGGAAGATGTCCGATGTTTTGTGGATTCACTATCACAGTGCTAGATCTATCTAACTTGTAACTCTGTTCAGCATAACTGGAGCTGACATTGGTTTTCCAATTCAAGTTTATATCGTTTGCATTTGACGATGTGTCCTTCGAGCCGAAACACCAGTCAAACAATCCACAGAAAAAACTAGAGGGTGTGGTGTCTTCAAATTCCCTCAGTTTTTGGTGTTGGATCATTCTCTTTTTGTGTTTGGCAATACTCTTATAAGTGAGTATTTCAACTTCCATATCGTCGAGAAAAGCCATCTCGACGGTCTTTATAATTATTAGGGATAGAGAAGTTCCTAACTCTTCTCCATACCATTCCTTAGCTTTCTTTCGTACTTTGTCTACTAAGGTTGCGTAGCTATCGGGTCCTCGGTTTTTACATGCTATTTCACTCCTTGCATATGTTAATAGTCTTACAGGCATTATAACCTCTTCCTTATCCATCGCGACACTCCACAAAAGTGGGCCATACCCTACAAGCTTTTCATATTTTATGTCACCAAACAAATATTGTTTGTCGGGCTGGTTATATATTTCTACGAGACCATTGGAATGGTTCATATACTTGGAGAAGCTGTCTACAAAAGTAGGTAGTGAATGAATTTTGGATTTTACAAATGTGTAAATTCTCGTGTCACCTAGTAATTTACTATCCCATGACATACTATATGTACCGCATGGAGACGTGAGATGATTGCCCTTGAGCCATAACAACGCACTATGTTCGTACGCAGTATGATTGCCTCGAGCTGTCATCACAACAGTCTTATTTGATTTCAATTTATAGGTGGATTCGCCATTGTGAAAAGACCCAGTCAAGTCATCAAAAGAGTGGACGGCAGCCGTGAGGGTGACATCTTTTTCACTTTTGTGTAATAACATGAGTATT